ATTATGTAAAAATTATTACATTGGATCATGGACTACAACCATTTAAAATGTATCCGTTTCAAGAGAAACTTGTGAATAAATTTCATGAAAATAGATTTAATATCTGTAAGATGCCTCGTCAAACGGGTAAAGCATTATCCTTAGATACTCCAATACCTACCTCCAATGGTTGGACTACTATGAGAGATTTGCGTGTAGGTGATTATATACTTTCCCCTTCTGGCAAATCTGTCTCAGTCACTATGAAAACTGAGACAATGTATAACCATCAGTGTTACAAGATTTATTTTGATAATGGTGAAGAAATAATTGCTGATGCCGAACATTTATGGGAAGTTGATAGTTCTTTTTGGAGAACCGGAAAAAAAGTTATAACATCAGAAGAAATTTATAAATTATATCAAACGAAAACAAATAATAAAAAGGGAAGAGGAGTCACTGGATCACTTTTTATTCATAAATCAAATTCAGTTAAATTTAAAAAGAACAATTTAGAAATTGATCCATATCTTCTTGGCGTTTGGTTGGGTGATGGTTATTCTTCAGATGGAAGAATTATCTCACATAAAAATGATTTTAATTTTTACAAAACAAAAATAGATGTAGAATATGAAAAAAATAATAATAATAATTGCATTAGATTTAAGGTAAGAGATTTATATTCTAAACTAAAAAAATATAATTTATTAAAAAATAAACATATTCCTACAGATTATTTAAGATCATCCATTGAAGATCGCATGGAACTTCTTCGTGGATTGATGGATACTGATGGTTCAGTAAAAAGAAATACAAGATCTTACGAATTTTATCAAAAAAATTATGAGTTTGTATTACAATTTGTCGAGTTATTATCAAGTTTAGGAATTAAATCAAAAGTTAGACATAAAAAAATAAAAGATAGTTATTATCATACAGTTTCTTTTAGTACAAAAGAAAAAGTTTTTAATCTTTCAAGAAAAATAGAGGTATGTGATAATAAAAAATCCACTAGACCTCAAGAAAATAGACATTATATTCATAAAATAGAAAAAGTTGATAGTGTTCCTGTTGCTTGTATTCAAGTAGATAGTGACGATCATCTATTTTTATGCGGTAAAACTTTTATACCAACACATAACTCAACTACTGTAGTATCATATCTTCTTCATTATGCAGTCTTTAATGATAATGTAAATATTGGTATTCTTGCTAACAAAGCAGCAACTGCAAGAGAACTTTTAGATCGACTTCAAACTGCTTATGAAAATTTACCAAAATGGATGCAACAAGGTATTATCTCTTGGAATAAAGGTTCTTTGGAACTTGAAAATGGAAGTAAGATCTTGGCTGCTTCTACTTCTGCTTCTGCGGTTCGTGGTATGTCATTCAATATTTTATTTTTGGACGAATTTGCATTTGTTCCGAATCATATTGCAGAATCATTTTTTGCCTCGGTATATCCAACGATTACTTCAGGTAAACAAACAAAGGTAATCATCGTTTCTACGCCACATGGTATGAATCACTTCTACCGAATGTGGCATGATGCAGAAAAAGGTAAAAATGAATATGTTCATACTGAAGTTCATTGGAGTGAAGTTCCAGGAAGAGACTTGGAATGGAAAGCACAAACAATATCAAACACAAGTGAACAACAATTTAAAGTGGAGTTTGAATGTGAGTTTCTAGGTTCTGTCGATACTTTAATTGCACCGTCAAAACTCAGATCCCTCGTCTATGATGCCCCCAAGACTCGCAGCGCCGGTTTAGATGTCTATGTGGATTCTATTGATGAACACGACTATCTCATTACTGTGGATGTTGCAAGAGGGGTTGGTAATGATTATTCTGCTTTTGTAGTTATTGATATTACAGAATTTCCACATAAGGTAGTAGCAAAGTATCGAAATAATGAAATTAAACCTATGATATTTCCAAGTATCATTTATGATGTTGCTAAAAGTTATAATGATTCTTATATTTTATGTGAAGTAAATGATGTTGGAGATCAAGTCGCAAGTATTCTTCAATATGATTTAGAATATAATAATTTATTAATGTGTTCCATGAGAGGTAGAGCAGGACAAATTGTTGGCCAAGGATTTTCCGGTAAGAAAACACAACTTGGTGTAAAAATGTCCAAAACAGTGAAAAAGGTTGGTTGTTTAAACTTAAAAACAATGGTTGAAGAAGACAAGATATATCTGAATGACTATGAAATTATGAGTGAACTTACAACATTCATTCAAAAACATAATTCATTTGAGGCAGAAGAAGGATGTAATGACGATTTAGCAATGTGCCTGGTCATTTATGCCTGGTTAGTTTCTCAAGATTACTTTAAAGAACTTACAGATCAAGATGTAAGAAAAAGATTATATGAAGAACAAAAAAATCAAATAGAACAAGATATGGCACCATTTGGATTCATTGAAGATGGTTTAGGTGACAATAGTTTTACCGATATTGATGGAGATCGTTGGTATGCTGATGAATATGGAGATCGTTCATATACTTGGCAATATATGTAAATTAACTTTTTGATAAATATTTTTTAGATAAACTGAGAATTTACGGAGAATCAAATGGCAACTCCTCAATTATCTCCAGGCGTACTTGTCAGAGAGGTTGATTTAACAGTAGGAAGAGCAGATAATGTTTTAGATAATATTGGAGTAATTGCAGGCCCATTTCCAATTGGTCCGGTTGATTACCCAATCGTTATTTCTACGGAGCAAGATTTAATTAACGTTTTTGGTAGACCACTTTCAACAGATGCTCAATATGAGTATTGGATGAGTGCATCATCTTATCTTTCATATGGTGGAATTTTGAAAGTTGTAAGAACTGATGGGCCAACTTTAAATAATGCAAATGCTGGAGTTGGAATTGCTTCAACATCTATATTGAAAATTGAAAATTATGATGACTATACCAACAGTCATGCAGACGCAACTGATTTTACATATGCGGCAAAAAATCCAGGATCTTGGGCAAATGGATTAAAAGTTTGTTTCATTGATAATTTAGCAGATCAAACAATTGGAATTGGAACTACTAATCTTTCAATTGTTGGTGCTCAAATCGGTTTTGGTGTTACAACTGCAATAACAAAGACTGCAATTGCTGGATCAGGAACAACATCACTTTTTACTGGCTATCTAAAAGGTATTATCACTGGTGTTACCACAGATACCATAAATTCAAATAGTAGCATTGATGTAAAAATTGTTTCTAGAGTTTCATCGGCAGGAACAGAAACTTTTATTGATTATGCTGAAAATTCTTCTGCTGCATCATACTTTACTTCAAGTTCTCTTTACTTTGTTAATAATTCAGGAATTAATACTGGAACATCGGCATCTTCTCCAATTACTCCCTCTACAGTTTTAGATTGGTATCAACAACAAACACTTGATCTTACAAATTCGACAATTTATTGGAAATCGATTGCACCAAAACCAATTTCAAATCAATATTCACTTGATAGATCTGGTAAAAATGATGCTCTTCATATCGCAGTGGTTGATGATCTGGGAACGGTAACTGGAAATCAAGGAACAATTATTGAAAAATTTGTAAGTCTTTCAAAGGCATTTGATTCAATTTCTGCAGTGAGTTCTCCGCAAAAAATTTGGTACAAGCAATTTCTTGCTGATTTTTCTTCTCAAATTTATGCTGGAGTAAACCCTTCAAGTTACACCGATTCATATCACGGAACTTCTCCAAGAGCAATTGGATTTAGTACTTCATTTGTTCCATATACAACTGCACAGGGTCTCTGGGGACAAAATGCACAAGGAGTGACATTCAATTCAATTGGAAATAAATCATATTCTCTTAGTGGTGGTGTTAATTATTCTGCTTCTGGTGGAATGCAGGCATCTCTTGGAGACTTGATTGATTCATATCAACTCTTTAGTAATAAAGATGAGATTCAGCTCGATTATCTTATTATGGGCCCAGGCCTTATAAATCAAGTTGATTCACAGGCAAAGGCAAATTTTCTAATCTCTCTTGCTGGATCAAGAGCAGACTGTGTTGCTTGTATTGGACCTCACAGAGCAAATTTGATTGGAATTACTAATACAACTACTCAAACAACGAATCTAATTCAATACTTTAGCTCACTTCAATCATCATCTTATGCAATTTTTGATAGTGGATATAAGTATGTTTATGATAGATTTAACAATCAATTTCGTTATGTTCCTTGCAATGCTGATGTTGCAGGTCTAATGACTCGGACCAATATTGTTTCATTTCCTTGGTTCTCTCCTGCAGGTCAGCAAAGAGGAATTTTAAATAATGTTGTTAAACTTACTTATAATCCATCAAAGGCACAGAGAGATCAACTTTATCAACAAAGAATCAATTCAATTATAACTCAACCTGGAATTGGAACTCTTCTTTTTGGAGACAAAACTGCTCTTGGATATGCATCTGCATTTGATCGAATTAACGTTCGTCGTTTATTCCTCACAATTGAACAAGCACTCGAAAGAACTGCACAAGCACAACTCTTTGAATTAAATGACGAACTCACCAGGGCAAACTTTAAGAATATTGTTGAACCATTTCTTCGTGATGTGGAGGCAAAAAGAGGTCTTTATGGATTTCTGGTTGTTTGTGATACATCAAACAATACTCCTGATGTAATTGATAATAATGAGTTTCGTGCTGATATCTTTCTTAAGCCGACGAAGTCAATTAATTATGTCACTCTCACTTTTGTTGCAACTCGCACAGGTGTTAGTTTTGAAGAAGTTGCTGGAACTGTTTAATTAAAATAAATAAAATAAAAGGAGAATCCAAAAATGGCAACAAATAAAACTCTTTCCGACTTTAAATCAGCAATGGTTGGTGGTGGTGCTCGCCCCAATCTATTTGAAGTCTCTTTTGGAAGTCTTCCTGCTAATGCTGGCACTCTTCCTGAAAAATTTGTGGTTTTATGTAAGGCAACTAATTTACCTGCATCAAATATCGCATCTATTGATGTTCCCTTTCGAGGAAGAATTTTTAAAGTTGCTGGAGATAGAACTTATGATACTTGGTCAATTACTGTAATTAATGACACCGATTTTGCGATTAGAAAGGTTATGGAAGATTGGATGCAACATATTGGTCAGTACAAGGATGCAAGTGGTGCTACCGATCCTAAAAATTATATGGCAAATGCAACGGTGACTCAACTAACTAGAGTCTCATCATCTATGAGGCAAACCTCTACTAGTGGTGTTAAAGATGTAAAACAGTATAAGTTTGAAGATATTTTTCCAACTAATATTTCCGCAATTGATCTTTCTTTTGATTCATCAGATGCAATTGAAGAATTTACAGTTGAATTTCAGGTAAATTATTGGTATCCCGTTGACAAGTCTGATTAAGACAAATAATAAATAATAGAAATATAAATTAATTAAATTATGGCAAAATTATTTGGTTTTTCTATTGAAGACCAAAAATTAATATCACCATCCGTTGTATCACCAATTCCTCCAAATAGCGAAGACGGATCTGATTTTTATTTGAGCAGTGGATTTTTCGGCTCTTATATAGATATAGAAGGTGTTTACCGAACTGAATTTGATTTAATTAAAAGGTACCGTGAAATGGCACTTCATCCAGAATGTGACAGTGCTATTGAAGATATTGTAAGTGAGGCAATTGTATCTGACACAAACGATAGTCCAGTAGAAATTGAACTTTCAAACTTAAATGCCAGCGATGGTATTAAAAAAAGAATTAGAGAAGAATTTAAAAATATTCTTAACTTATTAGATTTTGATAGAAAATCTCACGAAATTTATAGAAATTGGTATATTGATGGAAGACTTTATTATCATAAGATAATAGACTTAAAAAAATCAGAAGAAGGAATACAAGAATTAAGATATATTGACGCAATAAAAATGCGTTATATAAGGCAACAAAAGAAAACCACAGATTTTAATAAAAGATATAGATTAGCAAATGCAAATAGTCGCAATCCAATGGAATATGAATTTCCTGAGATTGAAGAATATTTTATTTATAACCCTAAAATGTCTTATCCCACAGGCAATCCATCGGCATTGGGTGGTGAGGCAGGAATTAAAATGACCAGAGATTCAATTACATATTGCACTTCTGGTCTTGTAGATCGTAATAAGGGATCAACTCTTTCATATCTTCATAAGGCAATTAAGTCTCTTAATCAACTTCGTATGATTGAAGATTCTTTGGTAATTTACCGTCTTTCAAGAGCACCAGAAAGAAGAATATTTTATATTGATGTTGGAAATCTTCCTAAAGTAAAAGCAGAACAATATCTCCGTGATGTGATGATGAGATATCGTAATAAACTTGTATATGATGCGAATACTGGAGAAATTCGTGATGATAAAAAAATGATGTCAATGATGGAAGATTTTTGGTTACCACGAAGAGAGGGTGGAAGAGGAACTGAAATCACAACTCTTCCTGGTGGCCAAAATCTTGGTGAAATCACAGATATTGAATACTTTAAGAAAAAACTTTATCGTTCTTTAAATATTCCTCCATCGAGAATGGATGGACAGGGAGGATTTAATCTTGGTCGATCTTCGGAAATTCTTCGTGATGAAGTTAAGTTTAGTAAGTTTGTTGGTAGATTGAGAAAAAGGTTCTCATATATGTTTAATGATATGTTAAAAACTCAATTGATTCTTAAAAATATTATCACTCCAGAGGATTGGGAATCAATGAGTGAACATATACAATATGATTTTTTATATGATAATCACTTTGCAGAACTTAAGGATGCAGAATTATTGAACGAAAGATTAAATATGGTACAAGTTGCTGAACCTTATGTTGGTAAATATTTCTCTCAAGATTATATAAGACGTAAAATTCTTCGTCAAACTGATGTTGAAATTATTGAGCAAGATTCAATTATCAAAAAAGAAATTGAAAATGGAATTATTCCAGATCCAAATCAACCAATTGATTCACAGACTGATCTTCCATTAGATCAAACATCTCAAATGAATTTAGGACAACCAGTAATGGAACCTAATATTGATAAACAAGGCGATGTAACAGTTGCAGATGGAAAAATTGCAGAAATTCCTAAGGGAGGAGAGATATAAATATAAATACACAAGTAATTAATGGATCACAAATATGGATATGGATGAACTGATGGATATGATTATTACTGATGAATCGCCATCTCAAATTAGCGATAAAATCAAAGATTTACTTTTTGCAAAATCCACAGAAAGATTAGATATATTTAGACCAATGGTAGCATCTTCAATTTTTGATGAAGAGGGAAATGAAGATGATACAGAATACGAAGAAGATGAAGAATAAAGTAAAATTTATACTATGAATTTGTAAAGTAATAAATAATCGATAGGTGTATTATAAAAAAAATTAATGACGCATAGACCAGTTGGAGCAGGTTCATCATTTTCGTTTACAGGTACCGCAACAACATCATCTCCATTTTCAGTACAATCAGATACTTTGAGAGTTGTTGCCGTTGGTGGTGCAGCACATATTGCAATTGGATCAAGTCCAACAGCATCTTCTTCAGATTATTATGTTCCTTCTGGTGAATCAGTAACTCTTTCTCTCACCAAGGCATCAAATAGAGTTGTTGGTATTACAACAGGAATAACTACAATCATAGATTTTGCAGAGGGAACACAATCTCCATTTGGTATTGGTGATTATGTAACTTTAAGTGCATCTGATCAGTCTTATTATGATTTTACTCATCAGGCAGTTACGTCTGTGAATACAAGTAGTGGTATAAATGGATATCATCAGAGTCGAATTATTGTATCTTATAACTCAAGTGGTATTGTGACTGCATTTTCCTCTGCTGATGCAACATTAAGAGTTTCACAAAAACTTGGTGCTGTAGGTTCTACTGGATCAACTGGAGTCTTATATTATCAACAAGTACAAATTACTAATGAAGCATAAAATGAAACTTATTACCGAAGAAGTTGAATCCGTAGAGGTTCTTACTGAAACAGTAAATGGAAAAAAGACTTTGTTTATTCAAGGCCCTTTTCTTCAAACTGAACAACCTAATCGTAATAATAGATTATATCGAAGATCGATTGTGGAAAGAGAAGTTAAGAGATATAATGAACAATATGTCAATAAAGGTCGTGCTCTTGGAGAACTTGGTCATCCAGATGGGCCTACAGTAAATCTTGATCGTGTTTCTCATAAAATCATTTCTCTTTTTCCAGAAGGAAATAATTTTATCGGTAAGGCACAAATTCTTCCCACTCCAATGGGTAAAATTGCCGAGGCACTTTTAAATTCTGGTGTAACTCTTGGTGTTTCCTCTCGTGGAATAGGTTCTGTTACAAGAAATCGTGATGGTTATAATGAAGTTGGTGAAGATTTTATGTTAGCAACTGCTGCTGATATTGTTGCAGATCCTTCTGCACCTGATGCATTTGTTCAAGGAATTATGGAAGGAAAAGAGTGGGTGTGGTCCGATGGAATCTTAAGAGAACAGATTATGACAAAAACACAAAGAAGAATTAATACTTTAGTTGATCAAAAAAGATTGGAAGAAAAGAAATTAGAATTATTTAATGATTTTCTTGCAAATATTTAAATTATAAATAAATATAGATTTAATAAAGGTAAATCGGAGAGTTCAAATGTCTCGTGGAGATCTACAAGAAATGGAAGTAGGCACTAAGCAATCCAAAACTTCTGTAAATTCTAATGCTCAAGCAGCAGATGCAATGAAATCATTATCTGGAAGCACTCCAGGTCAAACTGGAAGTTGGGAGGACCTTGGTGGTCCTACTCCAGAAAATTATAAGTCAGATGATGATTCAGCTAAACTCAAAACTCCTGGTGTAACACTCAAACAAGTGAGAGATGTTGTAAACAAAGAAGCAAGTACTGCTGATGCAATGAAAGAAGTGAAAGAAGACTACGAAAATGATGATGAAAAAGAACATCTCGAAGATGCAAAAAACGATAAAGAAGATGAAGATGAAGATAAAAATCACAAAAAAGGCAAGAAGAAGGAAAAAGATGAAGACGAGGAAGGGGATAAAGAAGATGAAGAAGATATGAAAGAAGATTTTGATATTGAAGAAGATGTAAATGCTCTTCTAGAAGGTGAAGAACTTTCAGAAGAGTTTCAGATAAAGGCAAGAACCATTTTTGAAGCTGCTCTTAGATCCAAGGTTAGTGAAATCAAAGAATCTATTGAAGAGCAATATGCAAGAGCACTTGTTGAGGAGATTGAAGAAATTAAAACTGAACTCAACGAGCGTGTAGATTCTTATCTAGAATATGTTGCTGATGAATGGTTTACCGAAAACTACCTTGCAATCGAGCAAGGACTTAAGGCAGAACTTACAGAGTCCTTCATTCAAGGAATGAAGAATCTTTTTGAAAATCATTATGTAGAAATCCCTGAAGATAAATATGATGTTCTAGATAGTATGGTAGAAAAACTTGATGAAATGGAAACAAAACTCAACGAGCAAATTGAGAAAAATGTTTTCCTAAACAAACGTCTCTCAGAGTCGGTTGCTGACGGAATCTTTGAACAAGTTTCGAGTGGTCTTGCTGCTACTCAGAAAGATAAGCTCGCTTCACTTGCCGAAAGTGTTGAGTTTGAAAGTGAATCAGAATATCGTGAAAAATTAGAGACTTTGAGAGAATCATATTTTCCATCATATAGAAGTTCAAGGTCTCAAACTGAAAATTTGTCAGAAGGAATAGATAGTTCACCTGAATCTATTTCAGGAACAATGGCATCTTACCTGAACACTCTTTCAAGATTCAGTAAATAATTGAATTCAATATTAAATCAAACGTAAACAAACACACTAAAGGTAAACGCAAATGTTTCAATCAGAACATCTGCAGGAAAAGTGGGCTCCTCTACTCAACTATGAGGGTCTTGAATCAATCAAAGATTCGCATCGTAGAGCAGTAACTGCTGTCCTGTTAGAAAATCAAGAAAGATTTTTAAGAGAGCAGTCTTCATTCGACAATGGTTCATTGTCAATGTTGATGGAATCTCCAACCAACAGCGGTAATGCTGCTGGTGCTAGTGGAGGATTCGGTGGCAGTGCAGCTGCTGCTGGTCCTACTGCTGGTTTCGATCCCGTTCTAATTTCATTAATTAGACGTTCAATGCCTAATCTGGTTGCTTATGATCTTGCTGGCGTACAACCAATGAGTGGTCCTACTGGACTTATTTTTGCAATGCGCTCACGTTATATCAATCAGAGTGGTACTGAGGCATTCTACAACGAAGTAGATTCTGCATTCTCTGGTCAAGATGCAGGTCTTGATGAAACTGCAGGATTCAGTGATACTGCTGCTGGTATTGGTACTACTGCTCAAAGTGGAACCAACCCTTCAGTTCTTAACCCTGTTGGCACTGCAACTTCCACTGCCTACAACGTAGGTCAGGGAATGGCAACGGGAGATGCAGAAAACCTTGATGGCACTGGTGCTGATGCATTTAACCAGATGGCATTTTCAATCGAGAAAGTCACTGTAACTGCAAAATCCAGAGCACTGAAAGCTGAGTATTCATTAGAACTTGCTCAAGATCTCAAGGCAATTCACGGTCTAAATGCCGAAGCAGAATTAGCAAATATTCTCTCAACAGAGATTCTTGCTGAAATCAATCGTGAGGTTATCAGAACCATTTATAAGGTAGCTGAGCAAGGTGCTGTTCAGAACGTTGCTACTGCAGGTATATTTGACCTTGATGTTGATTCCAATGGTCGTTGGTCAGTTGAGAAGTTCAAAGGACTTCTATTCCAAATTGAGCGTGATGCTAATGCAATCGCACAAAGAACTCGTCGTGGAAAGGGTAATATCATCATGTGCTCTGCTGACGTTGCTTCAGCACTGACTATGGCTGGTGTTCTTGACTACACTCCTGCACTTAATGCCAATCTCAATGTTGACGATACTGGTAACACCTTTGCTGGTGTTCTTCAAGGTAAGTATCGTGTTTATATTGATCCATATGCAGCAAACCTAACCTCAGGTAATGCTACTCCTGGTAATCAATATTATATTGTTGGTTACAAGGGTTCTTCACCTTATGATGCTGGACTGTTCTATTGCCCTTATGTTCCTCTTCAAATGGTTCGTGCCGTTGGTGAGAATTCATTCCAACCAAAAATTGGATTTAAGACTCGCTATGGACTTGTTGCAAATCCATTTGCTGAAGGCACTACTCAAGGACTTGGAAGACTTTTAGTGAATGCTAACCGCTACTATAGAAGAGTTGCTGTAAAAAATCTAATGTGAGTTTTCTCACAAAGTTTATTGAGAGGGTCTCTTAAGACCCTCTTTTTTTATCTAAATATTTAAAAAAATGTCAGTCAACCAAATAGAAAATAGAAATTTTCTTTCACCAACAGGTTTTAAATTTTTACTTAAAAGAAGTCCAAAAGTTGCTTTTTTCTGCAATCAAGCAAATATACCAGATTTAACTTTAGGTGTTTCAATACAACCTTCTTATCTAAAAGATATTGATATTCCAGGAGATAAAATTATATTTGGAGATTTAAATTTAAGATTTTTAGTTGATGAAAATCTTGAAAATTATATGGAATTGCAAAATTGGATTCGTGGTCTTGGATACCCAGAAAGTTTAGAAGAAATTTATAACTTTCAAAATAATGGTATTGTAAATTCAAAATACGAGAAAAAATTAATGAACATATATTCTGATGGAACTTTGCAAATTTTAAGCAGTAATTTTATTGCAAAATTTAATGTAACCTTTAAAGATTTATTTCCTTATTCACTATCTACACTATCTTTTGATGCAACTGATACAGATATTCAATACTTTACAGCAGACGTAAGTTTCAAGTATACTATCTATGATATAACCACTATTAGTGGAATTGCTTTATGAGTTTTGACTTAGAATTAATTCAAAAAATGTGGGAAAAAGATTCAGAAATAGATCCAGATAATCTTCATACAGAATCATTAAAAATACCAGTTTTACATGCAAAATATTTTGATATCTATAATCATACAATACTTTTAAAAAAGAAAGCAGAACAACAAAGAAAAAATATTAGACATGAAAGATATGAATATTATTCTGGTAAATCTGATCCAGAAACTTATATAAAAAATCCATTTCCCAAAAAAATCAGAGATAAAGATACCTTACAAAAATATCTTGATGCTGATGAAAAACTTTCTTCTGTTTCTTTAAAACTTGATTATTATGATGCGATAATTTTTTATGTTGATAATATATTAAAAATGATACATAGTAGGACTTATCAAATTAAGAATGCAATCGAATATCAAAAATTTATGAGTGGATTTGGGTAGATAAATATTTATAGGTGAATAAATCATCGTGAGTGCATCAGACGTTATTATTAAAAAAATAAACGAAGTATTTTTAAAATTACAAACTCAACCTTACATTGAGTATGAATTAAGAGATCATTTTACATTTCAAGTAGATGGGGCAAAGTTTATGTCTCAATATCGCAATAAATATTGGAATGGTGAAATTCATTTATTTGACATCAGAAATAAACAGATATATGTTGGCCTTTTAGATAAAATTATAAATTTTTGTGAGCAAGCAAATTATACTTATAGTTTTGAATATAATAAGTTTTATGGACAACCTTTTGAAATAAATGATGGAATTTCATTAGAAGGTGTTCAAGATTATATGAAATCTATTTGTTGTTACACTCCTCGTGACTATCAAGTAGAGGGAGTATATGATGCATTAAGAAATAATCGAAAATTATTGATATCTCCCACAGCATCAGGAAAATCTCTGATGATTTATTCGTTAGTAAGATACTATGTAGATAAGCAAGAAAAAATACTTTTAGTTGTTCCTACGACATCACTCGTGGAGCAATTGTATAAGGACTTTCAAGACTATGGTTGGAATGCTGAATTATATTGTCATCGAATTTATTCAGGAAGAGAAAAAACAAATGAGAATTCGGTTACAATTACTACTTGGCAATCAATATACAAACTTGAGCGTTCTTTTTTTGAAAACTATAGAGTTATTATAGGTGATGAAGCTCATTTATTTAAGAGTAAGTCATTAATTTCAATCATGACTAAATTACATCATGCTAAATATCGATTTGGATTTACTGGAACTTTAGACGGAACTCAAACTCATAAGTGGGTTTTGGAGGGCTTGTTTGGTCCATCATATAAAGTTACAAGGACAGATCAGTTGATGAAACAAGGACATCTTTCACAATTGGAAATTAAGTGTATTATTCTTAAACACCCTCCTCAAAAATTTGATGTTTATGAAGATGAAATACAATATTTAATTTCTCATGAGAAAAGAAATAAATTTATTAAAAATTTAACCTTAGATTTAAAAGGAAATACTTTAGTTTTATATAGTAGAGTAGAAACTCACGGATATATATTATATGAAATGATAAATAATAACAAGAAGAATGATAGAAAAGTCTTTTTTATTCATGGTGGTGTAGATACAGAGGAGAGAGAACTTACAAGAGAAATTACTGAAAAAGAAAGTGATGCGATTATAGTTGCTTCTTATGGTACATTCTCAACTGGTATAAATATTCAAAATTTACATAATGTAATATTTGCATCTCCTAATAAATCTAGAATTAGAAATCTTCAATCGATTGGAAGAGTTTTAAGAAAAGGAAAAAATAAAAAAAAGGCAGTCTTATATGATATTTCTGATGATTGCACTTACAATTCAAGAAAAAACTACACACTAAATCATTTTATAGAAAGAATTAAAATTTATAATGAAGAAAAATTTAATTATGAAATCATCACAGTACAACTTAAAAAATAATGGAAGAAGACTTTTACGCATCAATTAAATTAAAAACTGGTGAAGAAATATTTACCAAAGTATCTGTATTTGAAGAAGAAGATAAAACTTTATTATTTATTTTGAATCCAATTACAGTATCAGAAATTAAGAACAGATCTGGAGTTTCTGGATATAAATTTGAATCTTGGATGAAAACAACAACAGAAAATATGTTTGTAATTAATTTAAATGATGTTGTTACTATGTCTGAATCTTATGATATTGAAATGATTTTGATGCATCAATTATATGTTAAACAACTAGATGAAGAGAAAATTAATGAATCAAAACTAATTAAAGAAATGGATTATTTTTCAAATGTAAATAATGTTAAAGAGATATTAGAGAAACTTTATAATATTAGCTAATAATAATCTTTTCAACCTTCACAAAGGTAATTATACATTAATCTAAGAACCTTGTCAAGTATTTAAATATGTATTATAATTTCTATATAATAATGAATAAAACTTATGATAAAAACAAGTATCATGACTAAAATAAAAAGGTCAGATCATTATGTGAATAATAAGGATTTTCTTGCTGCATTAATTAAGTATTCTGAAGATGTTCAAATATCTATTTTTCAAGATAAACCAAAACCAGTCATACCACGCTATATTGGAGAATGTTTTTTGAAGATTGCTAATCATCTTTCATTCAAACCAAATTTTGTTAATTATATGTTCAAGGAAGATATGATTTGTGATGGAATTGAAAATTGTGTTCAGTACATTGATAGATTTGATCCAAACAAATCTAAAAATCCATTCGCATATTTTACACAAGTTATTTACTATGCTTTTCTTCGTCGTATTCAGAGAGAAAAGCGTCAATTAGAAATTAAAGATAAAATTCTTGAACGTTCCGGATTTAGTGAAGTTTTTACTGACGATAACACTCTTGACAGTGAAAAGTATTCTGAATATAATACTATTAAAGATGATGTATACAGTAAAATAAGATACTAATTTTATGCGTGTTGCAATAATTACAGATAGCCACTGGGGTGTTAGGAAGGGTTCTAAAGTTTTTCACGATTACTTTGAAATCTTTTATAAAAACATATTTTTTCCAACATTAGAAAAGGAAAAAATCACTACAGTTCTTCACCTTGGAGATGCTTTTGATAGTCGTAAGTCGATTGACTATCAAAGTTTAGAGTGGACAAAAAGAGTTGTATTAGATCCACTCTCAAAATATAATGTACATATGCTTGTTGGAAATCATGATGCATATTATAAGAATACGAACACTGTAAATTCACCTTCACTTTTACTTCAAAATTATTCAAATATAAAAACTTACAGTGATCCAGAGGTTATTAAAATTGGAAATTTAAATGTTCTTTTGATTCCTTGGATTTGTGCCGATAATGAAGAAAAAACTTTACGTTTAATTAAAAAAAGTGGTTGTAAAGTTGCAATGGGTCATTTAGAATTAAATGGGTTTCAAGCCTATCAAGGACATATAATGGACGATGGTATGGATTCAATTGTATTTGACGATTTTACAAAAGTATTTTCTGGACATTATCATACTCGTTCAAATAATGGAATAGTATTTTATCTTGGTAATCCCTATGAAATTTTTTGGAACGATGTAAATGATACTCGTGGATTTCATATTTTCGATACTGAAACTCTTGAGCACACTCCTGTAAATAATCCATATCGAATATACTATATTATTTATTACGAGGACATAAATTATCAAACATTTGATACTCGTGAGTATGAGAACAAAATTGTAAAGGTAATCGTTCGCAAAAAAACAAATACTAAAAAGTTTGAAAAATTTATCGATAAACTTTATAAGTCAAATATATCAGAACTTAAAATTGTTGAAAATATTCAAATACAAGAAAATGAAGATTTTGAGGCATATGAATCAGAAGATACAGTCTCTATTTTAAATCGATATATTGAAGAATCTGAAACATCAATTGATAAATCAATCGTTCAAAAAATGTTATACGAAATTTATCGTGAGGCTTGCGAAATGATTTAAGTATGTCTGTATTCACAATACATGAAAGAGAAAGAAAGGGTGCATATTCAGTTATAAATGAATATGGAGAAAATATTTTTTATCTCTTCGAAGAAGAAGATGATGATGTAAGATATTCTATGATGCTCGAAGAATCTGAATTCCCAGAGATACATATAATAGAGGTTGAAGATGAACTTATGTTAGAGATCTGTAATGTAAATGATTATAAGTATACGATCATTATTTCAAATGACATTGTAATTCCTCCAAAATACTAAGATGATTATTTTTGAAAAAATACGTTGGAAAAATTTTTTATCTACTGGAAATCAATTTACAGAAGTTAATTTTATCAATAATAAAACTAATTTGATTGTCGGTACAAATGGAGCAGGTAAATCTACAATTTTAGATGCCCTGTGCTTTTCTTTATTTGGTCGCAGTTTTAGAAAAATTAATAAATCTCAACTTATCAATACAGTCAATGAAAAAGATTGTTTCGTTGAAGTTGAGTTTTCAATCGGAACTTTTGAATGGAAAATTGTTCGTGGTATTAAACCAAATATTTTCGAAATTTATTGTAATGATAAAATCATAGATCAGGTTTCTGCAGCAGTAGATCAACAAAAGTGGTTAGAACAAACGGTTCTTAAAATGAATTATAAATCTTTTACTCAAATCGTAATATTGGGTTCAAGTGCCTTTATTCCTTTTATGCAACTTTCAACTTCTCATCGTAGAGAAGTCATAGAGGACTTGTTGGATATTAAAATATTTTCTTCAATGAATATTGTAATCAAAGAAAAAATTCGTAAAATTCGGGATGAAATAAAAACTTTAGAACTTAAGAAGGAATCTCTTTTTGATAAAGTTGAAATGCAAAAAAACTTTATTGAAGAACTTGAAAATCGTGGAAATGCAAATATAAATGCCAATCAAGAAAAGATTGCCAATTTATTAAATGAAGTTGGTAATTATATCCACCAAAATTCTTTTTTTGAAGAGGATATATTTAGATATACAAAGGAACAGGAAGAAGTTACAGGAGCATTAGAAAAACTTAAAAAACTTGAAGTACTGAAGGGTAAAATCTCACAAAAAATATTAACAATTACTGATGAACATAAATTCTTTAATGAAAATATGGTATGCCCTACTTGTACTCAAGAAATTGATGAAGAGTTTAGAATAAATAAAATTAATGATGCTCAAAATAAGGCAAAGGAATTGCAATCTGGTTATAAAGAACTGGAAGAGGCAATCAAGGAAGAAGAAGAACGAGAGCGTCAATTTACCCTACTATCAAAAGAAATTACAAAATTAACACATGAAGTTTCTCGGAACAATACTAAAATCTCTGGCTGTCAAAAGCAAATCAGAGAACTTGAAAATCAAATTCAAACATTTACCAATCAACTTAAAAACAGAAATTCTGAACATAAGAAGTTAGAGTTATTTCAAGAAAATCTTCATGAGACTTATGATCAATTAGCAATTAAACGGGACTCAATCAATTATTATGATTTTGCGTATGAACTCTTAAAGGATAGTGGAGTTAAATCCAAAATCATTAAGAAATATCTTCCCCTCATAAATCAACAGGTCAATCGTTATTTGCAAATGATGGACTTTTATATTAATTTCACTCTTGATGAGGAGTTTAATGAAATTGTTCAATCACCAATTCACGAAGATTTTTCTTATGCCTCTTTTAGTGAGGGTGAAAAGCAACGCATAGATTTAGCATTATTATTTACTTGGAGAGAAGTTGCAAGAATGAAAAATTCTGTGAATTGTAACTTGATGATACTTGATGAAATTTTTGATAGCTCTTTAGATTCTACAGGAACCGAAGATTTTCTTAAGATTATTAAATATGTCGTTAAGGATGCTAATATTTTTGTAATTTCTCATAAGATAGGAATGGAAGACAAATTTGAGAGTGTGCTTAAATTTACCAAAGTAAAGGGATTTAGTAGAATGGACACTTAAATATCTGTCTACTATAACGTTCGTAGAGACTTGTTTTTGGTATGATAGGTTTATAAGCAAAAAAATCATGCCAGTTAATCACGAAATTAAGTCACAACTTGCTAAATTGCTTGCTACTGAAGACTTATTGGTAGAGCATAAAAAAGTTTCTACTGCTTGCTTTAATGTTCATACTCGTGTATTGACTTTACCCTTATGGGAGAAAGCAAGCAATGGTATATATGATTTATTGGTGGGACATGAAGTTGGACATGCTCTTTTTACAGATGATATAGACTGGAGTGAGAAGATTGAAATTCCACAGCAGTTTGTAAATATTGTTGAAGATGTTCGCATTGAAAAATTAATAAAACGTAAGTATGCGGGACTTGCAAAAACATTTTATAATGGATATAAAGAGCTTAATGAACAAGACTTTTTTGAAATAAAGAATGAAGATGTAACTACTTTTAATCTTGCTGATCGTGCAAATCTTTATTTCAAGATTGGAAATTTTTTACCTTTAAATTTTACTTCTGATGAAAATGAAATCCTAAGCCTTATTGCATCGTGTGAAACTTTTTCTGAAGTGTTAATTGCTGCTGAAAAACTTTATAATTATTGTAAGAATGAAAAAGAGAAAAAACAAAATGTCGTTGAATTAGATTCTCATTCTCAACAAGGTGATGAAAATACTTCGAATTCAAGTGAGCAAAATGTTCAACAACAATCTGAAGACGAAGAAATAGAAAATGTTCAATCACAATTAATAAACTCTGAGACTTTGGAGCAATTTGAAAGAATCGAAGGAGAATCAGTAAGCAATGTCCCTGCTAATTTTTCTGATGAACCCGAAGTTCGTACAGCAGAATCACTTCGCCAAAAAATCGAAAATCTTGTAAATCTTATGGGAAGTGAAAATGTATATGTTGAAATTCCAAAGGTTAATTTAGATACGGTTATTACAAAAAATTCAGAAATACATCAATTTATTGATGAATATTTTGTAAATCAACAAATTCTGAAGAACGAATGGCTAAAAATGAATTCATTACCAAAGTATGATATTTACGAAGAAACTGACAAATCCTTTAAAGAATTTAAAAATTCTGCTCAAAAAGAAGTTAATTATCTTGTAAAAGAATTTGAGTGTCGCAAGGCAGCAGATTCATATTCACGTACATTAACTTCTCGTACAGGTGTTCTTGATACCTCTCGTCTTCATACTTACAAATATAATGAGAATCTTTTTAAAAAAATTAATATAACACCTGATGGTAAGAATCACGGATTGATATTCATTTTGGATTGGAGTGGCTCAATGCAGACGGTATTAAAAGATACTTGTAAGCAACTTTATAATTTAATTTGGTTTTGTAAAAAAATATCAATTCCATTTGAGGTGTATGCTTTTACGAATGAATGGAGAAACCCTCGATTGGAATCTAAAAAATATTTGGACTCTCACTATCAGAAAAAAGAAGGTATGGTTTTTGTTAGCGATGAATTTTCTCTAATGAATATTTTGACTAGTAAAGTGAATTCGAGATCATTAGAGAGTCAAATGATTAATATTTGGAGACTTGCAACTTGTATTACCTCACCATATTTTTGTCAATATCAAGTTCCATCTTCTCTTTCTCTTTCTGGAACTCCATTAAATGAAAGTTTGATTTCTCTACATCAAATTCTTCCCAAATTTCAAAAAGACAATAAACTTCAAAAAGTTCAGTGCGTAATTCTTACTGATGGTGAGGCAAATTCTCTACCTTATCACCATCAGGTAAAACGTGGTAGTGAAGATTATCTGGGAGTTTGTGGAATCAAACCAACTCGTACTTTTCTTCGAGATCGTAAAATTGGAACAACATATAAAATAGAGCAAAATTATAATTCTTTTACAGAGACTTTACTTTATAATTTAAAGGATAATTTTCCTTCTGTTAACTTTGTAGGTATTCGTATTCTTCAAAGTAGAGATACATTTCGATTTGTAAGTTTATATTACAAACAATCTTCACCGGAGTATGATAAAATTATGAATTACTGGAAAAAACATAGAAGCATTAATATTTTAAATTCTGCTTATGATGTTTATTTTGGTCTTTCCTCAAGTTCTCTGGCACAAAATTCAGAATTTGAAGTTTCTGATGATGCAACAAAGGCACAAATTAAATCTGCTTTTGCAAAGTCATTAAAAACAAAAAAACTTAACAAGAAAGTTCTTGGAGAGTTTATTTCTCTTGTTGTCTAAATATTTAAAAAGTGTCTGCTAATATGAAAACATTTCAAGAGTTTATGATTGAAGCAGGTGATTGGTGGCATCCAGATAAAATAGACAGAACACTTCCTGGTAAGGGCCCTCAAATGAGAGCTCGTGAAGACAGAGGACAAAGCACTTCAGCACAAACAATTCCTGATTATAGTAATAAACTGAAACCAGGTGAAACCTATATGCAATTTGCTAAACGTAGGGAAGCAGAGAGAAGAGAACAAGGGAACTAAATAACTAAAAACATAAAGATATGAAAACATTTCAAGAATTTATGGTAGAATGTTATTCTATTGGTGAAGCAACAATCCATAAACAAATTAGAAATACTCAAGAAAGAGATACTGCTCTGATTTCAAGAGATCGTGTATCTCAACCTGAACCACTAAATCGTAAAGAAAGACGTATTGAGAGAACCTTGAGAAGATCTGGACACGGATTTAGTAAAAATGTAGGTTCTTATGATGAGGGTGAAGGTAGGGGTACGAGTACAGAAGTTTCTTACCAAGTAACAAGAAATCCTAAGAAAAATTCTAGAAAAGGATTTGAGAGAATGATGGGAAACTTAGCTAGAAAGAAAGGACCATCTGGTGAACCACAGCATAGTGTAATTATTCAGAGAGCAGGTCAAGATGCTAAACTGGTATCAACTGACGGAAGTGGAGAAAAGCCTTTCAGTATTGGAAGAGCAAAGTATGGAAATAATCCAGATCCTTCGATTGGACAAACTACCGCAGGTATAGTAAGATCTAAAAAGAAACCAAATTCAAAACAAACTGAAAAAAATGTCGCACAAAATAGATCATTCCACTACAGCAGTGAAAACTGAATTTCCTTATCAACATCGTGTTGATGAAGAAACAAAAACAATATACATTTACTGGAATAATAATGGTCAAATGGGTCGTTATGGAGTTCCTTATAATATGAATAAGTTTTATCCTGGATATTGTTATAAGTTTGAGTAATCGGCGATTATATCATTACGATGAAAACTAAATTTCCACTTGAGCATGTAGTCAATCACGATACACAAGAAGTCTGTGTAATTTGTAACAGTTCGATTACTGCAATGGGTATTCCAGCAATTATCAAGCAGTTTTATCCTGGATATAAGGGTAAAATTGTAAGCAGAGAGCACTTTGAAAAACTAAAAACCCAGTTTGCAAACTGACACAAGGGGGTTTTGGCAATCCCTTTTTTGTTTTATAATGAATTCAGTTGAAAACACTCTTTCTCACAAATGAAAAGCATTCAAATGACAGACGATCAAATTCTTTCAGATCTTAAAAATACTTTTGGTAAAGAATTTATTGCTGCGGATGTTCGTGGTTATTGTAAATCTAAAAATATCTCATATCCAACTGTGACTAAACGATTGGAAAATTTTAAGGTTGGACGTGGTAAGTGGAATTTGGAAGTAACATTAAAAAAGGTTCAAGAAATTGAGCGCAGTTTTTCTGCTCCCTCTGCCCTTCCTGCTGTGGAACAAAATCTTATTCCCGATAAAGATGATACTTTCGTCAAGTTTGGTAACTTCAATGATATTAAAAAAATTATTCAATCCAATCTTTTTTATCCTACGTTCATTACGGGTCTTTCGGGTAATGGTAAAACATTCAGTGTAGAGCAGGCATGTGCTCAACTGAACAGAGAATTGATTCGTGTAAATATTACAGTAGAAACTGACGAGGATGATCTTATTGGGGGTTTTCGTCTCATTAATGGTGAAACTGTATGGCACAACGGCCCAGTCATTGAAGCATTACAACGAGGTGCTATATTGCTCCTTGACGAGATCGACCTTGCCTCTAACAAAATTTTATGTTTACAATCTGTCTTGGAAGGAAAAGGAGTTTTTCTTAAGAAAATTGGAAAATTCGTTAGACCAACAACTGGGTTTAACGTCTTTGCAACTGCCAATACTAAAGGCAAAGGTTCAGACGATGGCAGGTTTATTGGAACTAACGTGCTCAACGAAGCCTTTTTAGAGCGTTTTCCTGTAACCTTTGAGCAGTCTTATCCTGCTCCTATAATTGAGCAAAAGATTTTAGAAGGTGTTGCTCTTGAATTAGGTATTGAAGATCGTGATTTTTGTAAGAGACTTGTAGATTGGGGAGATGTGATTCGAAAGACTTTTTATGATGGTGGTATTGAAGAAATCATCAGTACACGTCGTCTCGTTCACATTCTTCGTGCCTATAGTATCTTTAATGATAAGGCAAAGGCAATACAAGTTTGTGTAAATCGTTTTGATGATGAGACCAAGCGATCTTTCTTGGAACTCTACGATAAGATTGATACGGATTTTAAACTTCCTATTGACGAATCTGAATCAAACTGATATGATAAGAAGTAGTAAATACTTCTCTTTTATTCTTTTATTGGAAAATCTTATGATTGAAAATTTTGAAACCGATTATGAAAGTTCTATTCCAAAAAAATTTTCTACAGTAACATTTGGTTCCTCTATTACCGGAAGTCATTTTTTGGAAGGAATGGGGGAAGATCATATTTCTTTTAACTGTAATAACTATTTGGAGGATGATGGATTCAGTTTGACTGGAAATCCCTATGCTTCTCCTGATGTTATTTCATTTCCTACTTCTTATGAAGTAAAATCACAATCAAACTTGGCTAATTTTTGGAAGTTTGGTGAAGGAAAAACACTCAAAGCAGTTGAAGAATATATCAAAGGAACCTATAATGGTCACTATGCCTCTGATAAATCAAAGGTTCAGGTTCTGGATATAATTGATGCGATTGATGATGGAGTTCCTTTTTGTCGTGATAATCTCATTAAGTATTCCTCTCGTTTTGGAAAAAAAAATGGAATGTCAAGACTTGATGCTTTGAAAATTATTCACTACGGTATTCTTTTGTATCACTTTGCTGGATTTAATAATGAAACTGCGAAATCAAACTATGAAACTTTCTGATAAAACTCTTGTTTTATTAAAAAACTTTTCTAGTATCAATCAATCTATTTTTTTAAAAAGGGGTAGTTCTTTGAGAACGATTAGTGTGATGAAAAATATACTTGCCGAAGCAACGATTACTGAAGAGTTTCCTAAAGACTTTGGTATTTACGATTTGAATCAATTTCTAAATGGACTTGGTTTGCTTCAGAATCCCGAACTTGATTTTGAGAATGATAGTTATGTTGTAATTAGAGAAGGAAAGTCTCGTTCCAATTATTTTTTTGCTGATGCGAGCGTGATTGTAACACCACCAGATAAGGAAATTGCTCTTCCCAGTGAGGATGTATGCTTTGAGTTGAATACTCAACAATTAGATACATTACTTAAAGCTGCTGCAATTTATCAACTTCCAGACTTATCTGCGGTTGGTGAGGCAGGTATTGTTAAGTTGGTAGTAAGAGATAAAAAGAATGATACCTCAAATGATTTTTCTATTGTGGTTGGAGAAACTGATAGTGTTTTTACTTTTAACTTTAAAGTAGAGAATATCAAGATTCTTCCTGGTTCCTATGCGGTTGTCATTTCACAAAAACTTTTGTCACGATTTACGAGTACTGACAGAGATCTGAAGTATTATATTGCTTTGGAACCTGATTCTACTTTTGAATGAATATATTCGTTACATCCCCATTTCCTGCAGAGAGTGCAATTGTACTTCCAGACAAACACATTTGTAAAATGCCAGTTGAAACTTGCCAACTTTTATCTATCGTGGCATCAAAGAAATGGGGACACGGATATGGAACTCTGCCCAAGATCGATGGCACTCCCTACAAGACCGATAAGGGTGCCTTTCGTAATCATCCCTGCACTCAATGGGCAACAAAAAGTGTTCATAATGCACATTGGCTAATTCAGTGGGGTATGAACTTGTGTGATGAGTATACTTTGCGGTATAATAAAACTCACTCCTGCTATAAGACTCTTGTAAATGCATACCATTTGTTTCCCAAAGGTAAGATAACAGAAGTGACTCCATTTGCCCGTGCGATGCCAGAAGAATGGAAATTTGATGATAGCATCGATACCTTTACTGCTTATAAAAGGTACATTGCATCAAAGCCTTGGGTGAAGAATAATTATCTTCGCATACCCAAGCGTAAACCTAAATGGGTCTAAATTATGAGAAATGATTTTTTGTGGGTAGAAAGATATGCCCCAAAAACAATTGAAGAGTGTATTTTGCCTGAAAGTGTAAAGAAAACATTTCAGGATTTTGTAGATAAAGGAGAAATTTCAAATCTGTTGCTTTTTGGTCCTCCTGGCATTGGAAAGACAACAGTTGCTAAAGCACTATGTTACGAACTTGGAGTAGATTTTTATGTTATTAATGGATCCGACGAGGGTAGATTCCTCGATACTATCAGAAGCAATGCGAAAAACTTTGCTTCGACCGTTTCACTTTCATCAACTGCTAAACACAAAGTCATCATCATTGATGAGGCAGATAACACAACCAGTGATGTTCAACTCCTCTTACGGGCAGCTATTGAGGAATTTAGTGGTAATTGCAGGTTCATCTTTACCTGTAACTACAAAAACAAAATCATCGAACCACTTCACTCTCGATGTGCCGTTGTTGACTTTGGAATCAAATCCAAAGATAAACCAAAAATTGCCTCAAAATTCTTTGAGAGGCTCAAAAAGATCTTGGATCAAGAAAAAGTTGAAGCAGATGATAAAGTTCTTGCCCAACTTGTAAACAAACATTTTCCCGATTTCAGAAGAATTTTGAACGAATGTCAAAGATATTCCGTATCTGGAAAAATTGACTCGGCAATTCTTGCTTCCTTTTCGAATATTAAACTTATTGATCTCATTAAATGTCTTAAGGAAAAGAACTTCCCGAAAGTTCGTAAATGGGTTGTTTCTAATATTGACAATGATGCCAGCAGTGTTCTTCGTATGGTATATGATGCCTTATATGAACATTTGGACGGTCCCAGTATTGCTGCTTCTGTTCTTATTATTGCAAAATATCAATATCAGTCGGCATTTGTGGCAGATCAAGAAATAAATCTTCTTGCTTGTTTGACTGAAATAATGTGCGAGTGTTCTTTTAAATGATTATTCCTGAACAAGATGCAAGTTGGGCAGCAGATGAATTTATAAAATATTATAAAAATTTTTCTTCCATAGAGGATTATTTGAGGTATGTAAAAAAAGAAATAATCTCGCAATTAAATTCAGTTGTTTCACATCAAGATGAATTCTTTAATGAAGACATTAAACCTGAAGAAATGAAATTTGATATTAAATTTGTTGGTGGTAGATTTAAAAATTCAATCTCACAAGAAAATTATGTAAATTTATTACGAGCAGTTTCCTCACATAATAATGAATCAAATATTCCAGGAAGAGAGCTTCGTTGGATGATCTTTGAAAAAAATACTGGTAAAATCATCGGATTTATTCGTTTTGGTTCTCCAACTATCAATTCTAAACCAAGAAATGTCTGGTTAGGAAAACAACCAGATTTAAAAATATTTAATCGTCATGCGGTGATGGGATTTGTAATTGTACCATCACAACCTTTTGGATATAATTATCTTGGTGGAAAACTTCTTGCACTTCTTTGTTGTTCGCATTTTGCTCGTGAAAAACTAAACGAAGTTTTTAAAAAAGATATTGCTTTATTTGAAACAACCTCTCTTTATGGATCTACTACAGATTCCTCTCAATATGATGGTCTTAAACCTTTTATGAAAAATAAAGGATTAACAGAGAGTAAATTTATTCCTTTATTACATGATAATGTTTTTCATAAATTGCATGACAGATTTACTGAACTTAATAATAATACTCCACTTACAGATAATAAAGCATCATCTAAAAAAATGAAGAGGCAGACAAAAATGATATCTATTATTCGCAATTCTCTTCAAGATCAAGAAAAACTTATGAAATTTAATTCTGTAATTAGTAATGCATTTGAGTTGACACAAAAGAAAAGGTTTTATATTTCTGATTATGGATATTCTAATGTTCGTGAGGTTATTCTTGGAGAACAAACTGAACTTCTTCGTGGTCCAAACTGGGATAAGTTTGAATTGGATAATATTATTTCTTGGTGGAAAAAGAAAGCAACTAAGAGGTACGAAAAACTAAAAGAAGAAAATAGGTTTAGAACAAAGGTCGAACTCTGGACTGATGATGATGACATTCAAATTATACGATGACTTACGAACTTAAAGACTGGTTAAATTCAATCAATTTTACAAAAGAAAATCTATCAGAGAATATTAAATCTTATTCACCATACATTATCAATCGTTGCCTATCCGCATATATCGATTGTATATTATATGTAAATGAAATAAATCTTAATTATTCTTTAGATAAAGATATGCAATATGCATTTTATCTAAATACTATAAGAAAACAGAGGAGATTTTCTCCCTGGATTTATAAAGATAAAGTTGAAGATTTGGAATGTGTTAAACAATACTATGGTTATAGTAATGAAAAGGCACTTCAAGCTCTAAAAATCCTATCAAAAGAACAGATTAATTTTATTAAACAGCGACTTGACATTGGAGGAAGATGATGACTGTTACGGTAGAACCACAAGTACAATGGACACCAAGCATGATGATTGAGGTCTTGCTGAATGAACCTGATGATTTTCTTAAAGTTCGTGAAACTTTGACACGGATTGGTGTGGCATCACGTAAAGAAAAAAAATTATATCAATCTTGTCATATTCTTCATAAGCAAGGTAGATATTATATTGTTCACTTTAAAGAACTATTTGCTCTGGATGGAAAACATGCTAATCTGACTGTAAATGATGTTCAGAGAAGAAATCGTATTATTCGTCTTCTTTTAGATTGGGGTTTAGTATCTGTTGTTAATCCCGATGAAGTTGTTGATATTGCTCCACTTAATCAAATTAAAGTCCTTGCATATATAGATAAAAAAGATTGGATATTAGAAACTAAGTATAATATTGGTAAGAAAGTAAAAACAGAGGAAACCGAATAAAAAATAGGGAGCTCAACACTCTCTTTTTTTGTGCTTTCTGTTATAATTAATAATGTGAATGCTAAAAGGGTTCACATCATCAAACCTCGCTTTTAAAGGAGCTACCATAATGACTAACCTTGCACGTTACACTGCTGCCGATCTTCCTGTTCTGATGGACAGGATTACTCGCAATAGTATTGGAATGGACGAATATTTTGATCGTCTATTTAATCTTCACGAAACTACTTCAAATTATCCACCATATAATTTAGTTCAAGTTAGTAATGTAGAATCACGACTTGAACTTGCACTTGCTGGATTTGCAAAAAAAGAAGTTTTTGTTTATACACAAGACGGAAAACTTTTTGTTGAAGGACAAAAGGAAGATAAAGAGACTGAAACAAATTATTTACATAAAGGTTTAGCACAAAGAAGTTTTAAAAGAGTATGGACTCTTTCTGATGATACAGAAGTGACTTCTGTAAATTTTGTGGATGGATTACTTACAGTCAATCTGGGTAGAATTGTTCCAGAGTTTCATAAGAGAAAAGATTATCTCTAAATAGTATTGAGCTAAACTATCGTCGCTAAAGGGAGGTAACTGATCAAATTCAGTTGACACCTCCTTTTTTTTATGATATAATGGATGAAGATATAAAGTGAAAATGACGATAAAGTTGTTGCTTTTAAAGTCTGGAGAAGACTTAATCGCAGATGTTTCAGAGATGGTTTCTGGAGAAGATGAAAATCGTCACGTAATTGGATATTTTCTCAATAAACCTTGTATTGTAAAAATGAGAGAACCAACTCTTCTGACTGAAGAATCTACAGAAGAACAAAAAAAATCAACATTTCAAGTATCTTTATATCCTTGGATGCCATTAACTGTTGATAAAGTCATACCAGTTCCGTCAGATTGGATTGTAACAATTGTCGAACCAATTGCAAGATTAACACAAATGTATATTGAGGATGTTGTAAATTATGGAAAAGAAAATAATAAAGATTCTGATTCTTCTCAACAATCAAATATTGGTCTCACAGATTGAAGAAGTTGGTTCTGAATTAGGAGAACCTGATTGTAAATTGATTGAACCATTTGTTATTCAGTCTGATATGACATTAATTCCTTGGATGTTAGACTATACACCTCAGAATGTCTTTATGATTCACTCGGACAAAATTTTAACCATTATCGACCCAAATAATAGTATTTTGAAAAAATATGAGGATTTGATTAAGTAAAATGTCTCTCAGTTTCTATACAAATGTTCAGATGGTTGGGAATCAATTTTTGATTCGTGGCGTAGAGAATGGTAAAAGATTTGAAACAAAAAGAGATTTTTCTCCAACTCTTTTTATTTCATCTAAAAAGAAATCAAAATATAAGACTTTAAGTGGTGAAAATGTAGAACCAATACAACCAGGAACAGTAAAAGATTGTAGGCAGTTTTTTGAAAAATATAAAGATATTGATGGGTTTGAGATATATGGGCAGGATAGATATGTCTATCAATATATTTCAGAAAATTATCCAGAAGAAGAAATTAAATTTGATATCAGTCAAATTAAACTTGTTACCTTGGACATTGAGGTTTCATCAGAAGATGGATTTCCTGATGTAGAATCTTGTACCGAAGAAATTCTTGCGATTAGTATTCAAAATTATAATACTAAAAAAATTATAACTTGGGGAGTGAAGCCATTTGAAAATAAACGAAGTGATGTAATGTATCATTATTGTTCAAATGAATATGAACTTCTTAATTCATTTATTCATTATTGGATGATTGACGTTCCTGATGTAATTACTGGATGGAATATACAGTTATATGATGTTCCTTATATTTGTAAAAGATTGAATTGTGTTCTTGGTGAAAAACTAATGAAACGATTTTCTAATTGGGGATTAGTGACTGAAGATGAAATATATCTTAATGGACGTAAACATACAGTTTTTGATGTTGGTGGAATTACACAACTTGATTATTTGGACTTGTATAAAAAATTTACATATAAAGCTCAAGAATCGTATCGTTTGGATTATATTGCCGAAGTAGAACTCGGACAAAATAAATTAGATCACTCTGAATTTGATACCTTCAAAGATTTTTATACAAAGGATTGGCAGAAATTTATTGAATACAATATTATTGACGTAGAACTTGTTGATAAATTAGAAGATAAGATGAAGTTGATTGAACTTACTCTTACAATGGCATATGATGCAAAAGTAAATTATGTTGATATATTTTATCAAGTAAGAACTTGGGATGCAATTATTTTTAATTACTTAAAGAAAAAAAATATAGTAATTCCGCCAAAAGATAGATCCACAAAAAGTAATAAATTTGCAGGAGCTTATGTAAAAGAACCAAAACCTGGAATGTATGATTATGTGGTAAGTTTTGATCTTAACAGTCTATATCCTCATTTGATAATGGGTTATAATATTTCATCAGAAACTTTATTAGAAGAAAAGCACCCTACAGTAACAGTAGATAAAATTTTAAATAAACAACTTGATTTTTCTGATTACAAGGATTATGCAGTATGTCCGAATGGTGCAATGTATCGCAAAGATGTTCGTGGATTTCTTCCAGAATTGATGGAAAAAATGTATAATGAAAGAGTCATATTTAAAAAGAAAATGCTTGAGGCAAAAAAACAATATGAAAAAAATCCAACAAAAGAACTAGAAAAGGAAATTTCCAGATGTAATAATATACAGATGGCAAAAAAGATATCTCTTAACTCAGCTTATGGCGCAATTGGTAATGAATATTTTCGTTATTATAAGTTAGCAAATGCCGAAGCAATTACAACGTCGGGGCAGGTTGCAATTCGTTGGATTGAGAATAAAATGAATGTATATTTAAATAAACTTCTTAAAACTAATGATATTGACTATGTTATTGCTTCCGATACTGATAGCATTTATCTTCATATGGGTCCTCTGGTTGAAACTGTATACAAAGGAAGAAAGGAAACTACTGAGAGCATTGTTTCGTTCCTTGATAAGATCTGTAAGGTGGAACTTGAAAAATATATTGAAAGTTGTTATGAAGAACTGGCAGAATATGTAAATGCCTATGCTCAAAAAATGCAAATGAAACGAGAAACTATTGCAGATCGTGGAATTTGGACTGCCAAAAAAAGATATATTCTAAATGCCTGGGATGTTGAGGGTGTTCGTTATGAAGAACCTAAACTTAAAATAATGGGTATTGAGGCAGTCAAATCTTCTACACCAGCACCCTGCCGTAAAATGATTAAGAATGCTCTAAAATTGATAATGAATAGCAATGAAGATTCTGTAATTAAATTTATTGAAAATTCTAGAAAGGAGTTTGAAACTCTTTCTCCAGAAGAACTCTCATTTCCAAGAACAGTATCTGATGTTGAGAAATATTATTCAGAAAATTCAATTTATTCAAAAGGAACACCAATTCACGTTCGTGGTGCATTGCTTTTTAATTATTATATAAAAAAAAATAAACTTTTAAATAAGTATTCTATTATAAAAAATGGTGAAAAAATTAAATTTATTTATCTTAAAAAACCAAATTTAATAAATGAAAATGTGATTTCATTTATTTCAGAGTTTCCAAAAGAACTTAAACTTGACAAATATATTAATTATGAATTACAATTCGAAAAAGCATTTTTGGATCCTTTGAAATCAATTCTTGATGTAATTGGATGGAAAATCGAACATACCACTAACTTGGAGTCATTTTTTATCTAATGGACTTACCGATTACTGACAAAGAACTAAATACAATTATTACTGCATTGTCTTTTGATGATGATACATCTTTATATCAAAAACTGAAATTAGTAAAAGAACTCAAAGAGCAAGAATTACCTTATAAAAAAATCTTACGCGAACAATATGGGATGGTAATATGATGGATTTTCTTAAGGACATAGTAAAAGAGATTGGTAATGATTATACACAATTGGCATCAGAGATTGATGAAACTGAAACGTATGTGGATACTGGTAGCTACATTTTTAACGCTCTTGTATCTGGTAGCATCTTTGGTGGTGTTTCTGGTAACAAGATTACTGCAATCGCGGGGGAGACTTCTACTGGAAAAACTTTTTTTAGTATTGCCGTCGTTAAAAATTTCCTTATCAATAATCCTACTGGATATTGTTTGTATTTTGATACTGAAGCAGCAATCACAAAATCCCTTTTGGAAAGTCGGGGAGTTGACACAACTCGCCTGGTGGTTGTCAATGTAGTTACGATTGAAGATTTTCGTAATAAAACATTAAAGGCAGTTGATATATATCTAAAAAAACCAAAGAATGAAAGGAGTCCTTGTATATTTGTATTGGACTCTTTGGGAATGCTTTCTACGAATAAAGAAATCACAGATACTCTTGCCGAGAAAGATACTCGCGATATGACAAAGGCACAACTCATTAAGGGTGCATTTCGTATGTTGACACTTAAATTGGGTCAGGCACATATCCCAATGATAGTGACAAATCACACATATGAAAGCATGAGTCTTTATGGTGGAAAGCAAATGAGCGGGGGATCAGGATTGCAGTATGCTGCATCTATAATTATATACCTTTCAAGATCAAAAGAAAAAGATGGAACTGAAGTTGTGGGAAATATTATTCGTGCCAAAACACAAAAATCAAGAATAAGTAAAGAAAATAAAGAAGTTTCGATTCGTTTATTTTACGATGATCGTGGCCTTGATAAGTATTATGGCCTTTTGGAACTTGGAGAAATTGGTGGAATGTGGAAAAATGTTGCAGGACGTTATGAGATTAATGGTAAAAAACTTTATGCCAAGGAAATATTTAAAGATACCGAAAAGTACTTTACTGCTGAAATAATGCAGGCCCTGGATGAAATTGCACGAAAAGAATTTACTTATGGATGAATGTATTAAAGTTATCAATACTGAAATTAATGTAAAAAAAGTTATTCAACAACTTAAACAAAATTCTCAAGACTGGGATCATCAAAAAAATATCAAAAATGTTGAATCTCTTCTTAATCGAGGATTTGATGACTTGCCTGTGAGTGCATTACAACTTATAATGGGTGGAGTCAAAACTAAAAAAGATTTTGTTGGAGACTCTGAAATTAATATTAAGACTCCTGCATATCATCATCATAGTGAAATTCGAAAGATTATTCGAAAAAACTTTGGTAACAAAGAATTACAACGTTGTGGATTCTTATCACTTCCGATTGATGAAATGGTAGGTGCTCACATCGATGAAGGAACTTATTACTTAACAAGAGATAGATATCATCTTTCTATTGTTGGAAGATATCAGTACTTCTGTGGAACAGATAGTGTGATTGTAGAACCTGGAACACTTTTGTGGTTTAATAATAAACTACCACACGGTGCCGTGAATATTGGTGACGAGACAAGAATAACATTTGTATTTGATTTGCCTCATGGACAAAATTGAGTTTTTAATTCTTCGCAATTTACTTCATAACGAAGAGTATGTTCGTAAAGTCATTCCTTTCATTAAAGGAGAATATTTTGAGGATTCAAATCAAAAAATAGTTTTTGAAGAAATACTTAAGTTTGTTACACAGTATAATCAACTTGCAACAAAAGAAGTTCTCTGTATTGAAGTTGAAAAACGTAGAGATATTAATGAAGATTCTTTCAAGCAGATTGTACATTTGATTGAGTGTCTTGACAATGTTCCTGTAGAGTTTGACTGGTTAGTTGATACTACAGAAAAATGGTGTCGAGATCGTGCAATTTATCTTGCACTTATGGAATCTATACATATTGCGGATGATAAAGAGGAAAAGAAAAACAAAGATAGTATACCAACGATTCTATCTGATGCTCTTGCTGTATCTTTTGATACTCATGTTGGACATGATTATCTGTTAGATTTTGAAAAACGTTATGAGTCTTATCATAGAAAGGAAGAAAAAATTGAATTTGATCTCGATTACTTCAACAAAATTACAAAAGGTGGTTTACCTAATAAGACTCTCAATATCGTTCTTGCTGGCACTGGTGCTGGAAAATCTCTATTCATGTGTCACGTTGCTAGCTCCGTCTTATTGCAAGGAAAGAATGTCCTCTATATTACTCTTGAGATGGCAGAGGAACGTATTGCTGAAAGAATTGATGCGAATCTTCTAAACATTCCCATTCAACAATTGACTGAATTGCCAAAGTCAATGTTTGAATCAAAAGTTAATAGTATTGCTAAAAAAACACAGGGGACACTTATTATTAAAGAATATCCGACGGCATCTGCACATTCTAATCATTTTAAATCACTTCTAAATGAACTTACACTTAAAAAATCATTTAAACCTGATATTATTTTCATTGACTACCTTAATATTTGTGCTTCCTCAAGGTATAAGAGCAATTCATCAATTAACTCCTATTCTTATATTAAAGCAATTGCTGAAGAACTACGAGGACTCGCAGTTGAGGCAAATGTTCCAATTGTTTCCGCTACTCAAACTACTCGTAGTGGTTATGGGAGCTCTGATGTTGAACTTACTGATACTTCTGAATCCTTTGGTCTTCCTGCTACTGCTGATTTTATGTTTGCCCTTATTAGCACAGAAGAACTTGAGAGATTGGGACAAATTTTGGTGAAGCAACTTAAGAACCGATTTAATGATTTAACAATATACAAACGATTTGTGATTGGTATTGATCGATCAAAAATGAGACTTTATGATGTAGAACAAGATGCTCAAAATGATATACTTGACTCTGGTAAAGAAGATGAGTATAATAATGAAGAAAAGAAATCTAAAAAATCATTTGAGGGATTTAAGTTTTGATTAATATTCAAAAAGAAAATCTTCCTGATGGAAGTAACAAATTTACTATGACTGAAGAAACAAAAAAAGTTATTAATTCTCAAAAATATATTGAGTTTGTTCGTGAAACAACAAGTCCAGCAAGTAGTGATTTTGCTGCACTTCTTTCTCGTTTGACTGAGCTTGAAGTAACATATGATGTTGATGTCTCAAGACTTATGACTGCGGCACTTGGAGTTAGTGCTGAGGCAGGAGAACTTGCAGAAATTATTAAAAAAATATTCCTACAAGGAAAACCATATAATGAAGATAATGTTCTTCATATGAAAAAAGAGGCAGGAGATATTTTATGGTATATGTCTCAACTTTGTATTGCTCTTGATACTACATTTGAAGAATTGATGGAAATCAATTATCAAAAACTATCTTCAAGATATCCAGAGGGAACTTTTTCTGTTCATAAATCAGAAAATCGTGTAGAAGGAGATTTATAAAATAACTAATTTTCTCTTTTGATGATTTTTTTTTTATAAATAACTAAAAAGTATTTGTAAAAATGGACGCACAAGACTATCGCAATCTTCAAGAAGCATATACTGCGGTTTATGATGAAGATCTCAGAGATGAGTTGGAAGAGATGTCTGATAATTTTTTTGGAGTTGAAAATCTTTCTGATGAAGAAATTGCTGAAATTATTGATGAAACAATTGATGAGATGCTTGATGAAGGATATTATTTTGGTGAAATAGAATATCTTCTTGAAGGAGTTCTTTTAGAATTAAATCCTTATGCACCTGCGGGTTCTAAGGAGTCTCAAAAATACGCAAGATCAACAACTGCAACCAAGAGACGTGAAGAAGCAAAAGCAGCAAGACAAGCAGCAGTATCTAAAGTAAAAGGTGCTGTCAAGTCTGCACTTGAAAGAGCAAGAGGAGCAGTTGGATCTGGAGTTGAAAGAACAAGAGGAGCAGTTGGATCTGGAGTTGAAAGAGTAGGAAAAGCAGTTGGGTCTGGAGTTGAAAGAGTAGGAAAAGCAGGTGCAACAGCTGTTTCAAACATCAAAGATAGAATTTCAAACATCAAAGATAGAATCAAGACAAAGATTGCTCAAGCACAAGCAGGTGCTTCTAGTGCTGCAAGAAGAACAGGACAAGCAGCTAAGAGTTTTGTTGGCAAGACAGCACGCAGTGTTGCTTCTGGTGCTGGTGCTGTTGCATCTAGACTTGGTGAAGACTATGATCTCTACGATCTCATCCTCTCACACTTACTTAATGAAGGATATGCAGATACCAATGAAAATGCTCTTGCGATTATGGCAAATATGAGTGAAGAGTGGAGAGAAAGTATTGTTGATGAGGCATACCAAGAACCAATGCTTAATAGAAAACATTATCTTAAAAAACTCTCAACGAGTGGTGGTATGGGAATGGGAACTCCAGAAGACTCTCACGGATATAGAGACCCAAAAATGGCAAAAGTAGGTGCCGAGTTTTCAGAAAGAACAGCCGCTGCTGTAAAAGCAAAGAAAACTGGAGAACCAGATAGTTACAGAGCAGAAAAGGAAGCACAATCAAAATATCGTAAATAATATTTTTAATAGATGGCAACTGGTGCTATGGAAACTGCTAAATAAGAAAAACGAACACAATGAAAACCTTTCAACAATTCAATGAAGATTTAAGACAACTTCAAAGAAATTTGGATGCTCTTGATCGTCAAGCAGAACCTGGGCGAAAACTTACTGCAAGAAGAAAAGCAGCAGCGATCGCGGCAGGACAAAGAAGTAAAACTTTTGAAAAAAAATCTCGGCAAACAGCAGCAGATGTAGAAGCAAGACATCAACAAATGAGAAAATATTATAAAGAAAGATTAAAGAATAAAAATAAATAATCACGGAAGGTTGCTCTAACTCACTCGACTTTTAGTTGAGTGGGTTTTATAATATCTGTGCTCGGGGAATTAGCTCATTTGGTAGAGCACTGCCTTTGCACGGCAGGGGTGAGGGGTTCGAGTCTCCTATTCTCCACTTATAAATATTTGAAACAGTATTTGAGGTATTATGGCAACCAGCGCTACGGAAACTGCTAAACAAGAAAATGGATCCCGTGTATTTTTTGAGTCGGTAATTGAAACTGGAAAAGCACCATCAGATTCACTTATGTTGAAAGTTTATGATGGGTATAATACCGAATGGAAAAAAACTTATATAAAGCAAGCAGCAGCATTAAAAAAGTTTCTTGGTTCAAATAAAGGGTATGAGTATTCCAGAGATTCTGGAATAATGCCTTACATTGAAGGTATTGCTAAAGAAAATTGTGGAGTTTCTGTCAAAGATAGATGGAATCCTATGGATATTGTTATGGTTAAGAAAAATATGAAAAATACTGTTGAGGGAACAATAAGAGAACTTACTAATATTGATGGAAACAGTCAAAAAGCAAATTTATCTCTTTTGAATTCTTATATGAAAGAGGCATTAAAAGAAAAGATATTAATTGGAGTTTCTCTAAAGGCAATATCCAAAAATAAAAAAATTGCTAGTGTGGACTTAGCAAATATGGGTGGTGATAAAACTGGAAGAGTTAATATTGATCTTATTTCGGGCTCACTGAAATGCACTCTTACTTTGGGAAAAAAAGCAAACTTTTTATTTGATACTGGAGAACTTGGATTTGATTTAAAAACAGAATCTGGAGGACAAATTCATGGACAATCTAGAAACTTTCAATATTCCCAAGCAAGAAATGTAGTTCAAACCGATTTAACACCAAAAGGAAAAGATAGTGGAGCAAAACTTGGAAAAGTTTCTAGCATTGCGATGGATAAGTTTTTTATAGATCTTGGAATGACAAGACCATCTTCTGCAACTAAACACCCACATATCCCTGCTGTAGGTAAATGGAATGATGTTGATAAGAAATATTGGGTAGACTTGTTTAATAAATTAAAAACAAATTCTATGATAGATTTTGGTGAAGTTGCTGTATATCAAAATGGTAAAAAAATTGGAGATACTTTTGAAGATATTTTAGAAAACGCAATTATATATGAGACAAATGTTAGTGATAGAAGTTCTGCCGGAAGGTTTTCTTCAAAACTAATAGCAATGGAGTGGGCAAATACTTGGGTTGAGATTGAAAAGAAAAAGAAAACAAAAGAATGGTGTAGAGTTTTATATTATGGAGCAAAAAAAGAATTTGGTTCTGAAAATGGCCCATTTTTAAAAATATATTAATCAAATAAATAAAAGTATATCAAAACAAAATATGAAGAGTTTTTTCCAATTTCTAAATGAGGCAACTCAATCGAAAGCATCAATGCAAGCGAGAAAGTTAAACCTCAAGAGTGATGGACACGGTGGTTGGTTAAACACTCGTGGAGAATTGATCGCAAAAACAGAAAAAGGAAAATTTAAGTTTATTGATAGAAAAACTTCAAAAGATGTTGAAGAACCAACAGGAGAAAGAGAAGTATCACAGACATCACAAAAACAAGAAACCTCAAGAACACAAGCACAAGTTATTCCTCAATCATCAGAAGAATCGCAACAATCATCAGAGAAACAATCAGAAGAAGATGATTCTGTTTTGACTATTGTATTTGGAAGATTTAATCCACCAACAGTAGGACATCAAAAACTTTTAAGTGTAGCAAAAACAGCATCAGCAGGTGGAGATCTGAAGATTTATCCATCAAGAACACAAGACCCTAAAAAGAATCCACTTGATCCTGATATGAAGGTTTCCTATATGAAAAAGATGTTCCCTGATTTTGAGGAAAATATTATCAACGATTCTAATATGAAATCAATTTTTGATGTATTAGTTACTGCTTCCGAAGAGGGATATAAAAATGTAAATATTGTTGTTGGTTCTGATCGTCAGGCAGAGTTTGAAAATCTTGCAAATAAGTATAATGGAAATCTTTATAACTTTGATTTAATTAATGTAATCTCTGCAGGTATGAGAGATTCTGATGCTCCAGGAGTAGAGGGAATGTCGGCATCTAAAATGAGAAAGGCAGTTGTAGATGATGATTTTAAGACTTTTCGCAGAGGAACACCAAAGATATTAAGTGATGCTGACACAAGAGCACTTTTTAATTCTGTTCGTCAAGGAATGAATGTTAAAAAGAAAAGAGAAGTTGTTGAGTTATGGAAGATTGCTCCAAAGTATGATCAAAAAACCTTACGCGAAAACTATGTGAAAGGTAATATTTTTAAAATTGGAGAGATTGTAGAAAGTTTAAATACTGGACTTGTAGGTGAGATTATTCGTAGAGGAACTAACTATTTGATTTGCCTTACAAAAGAAGAGTATGTATTTAAGCCTTGGATAAAGGATGTAATGGAATATACAGAAAAGAAAATGAATAAGAAAGAAAGACTTCCTGGAAAACCAAATACTCTTGTCGGAACTTCTGGTTACTTTAAGTATGCTGCAGATATGACTCCAGGATTTGAGAAAGGTGATGAGACAAATCTACAATCAGGAGCAAAACCATATAAAGGTTATAGTCACATCAAAGAATTTATAAATAAGTATAAGAAGATAAAAAAAAGTATTTACTCTAATGTCTAATAATATTCTTAACGATATTTCAAAAGTTTATTTAGAGCAGGTTTTTTGTAAAGAATCGCATCTTGATCCCGTAGGCCAAGAAGATGCTGATATTGATAATGATGGCGACACCGATGAATCTGATAAGTATCTTCATAATCGTCGCAAAGTAGTTGGAAAGGCAATCTCAAAGAAAAAAGTAAAAGAAGGATTTTCAAATTGGAGAAATGATCTTTCTGACTTAATTGAAATTGTTGATATAAAAAAAGTAGAAGAAAAGAAAATAAGAAATAAAGTTGTAATCAATCCAAAACTTGGTGAGTCAGTAGAAAATCTTGGTGGAACTCTTTTAGAAATGATAGAACTTAATGAAAAACTTAATCTTAGAAAAGCAAAAATGCGTGATGTAATTGCTGATTTTTATATGTCTGATGCCCCACAATTTAAGGGAAAAACAAAAAAAAAACGTCGTCAAATGGCCATTGCTGCTAAACTTGCTGCAGAGCGTGGAGGACGTAGACTTGGAGAGCAGATGATTGATAAACCAGTTGCATCAACTCCAGACCCTGCACTAGAGAAAGAACGAGAAATGTTAGACAAGCAAAAGATTGCGAATATGAAAATGTTGCAACAAAAACAACAGACTCTGCAGAGACAAAGACTTCAAATGCAGAAGTCCGGAAAATTACCTTTAGATGTTGATTGATTGTTAAAATAAGGTAAAATTGCTAAATAAGATAGGAAACATTCATACAGAGGTTATTATGTCAGTCGCAATCGCATGGTTAGTTGCAAATCAAACACTTGTGTTAACTGTATTACTTGCAGTTTCAGAAGCACTTGGAGCAAATCCAAAAATCAAGGCAAATGGTATTCTTTCGCTGATTCTTCTTCAGGTACAAAAATTTCTGAAAAATAAAGGTGCAAAAGATCTTATTCTTTGAAAATAAAAAAATTAAAAAATAGAGGCTGCATATTATGGTCTCTATTTTTTTTATAAATACTTTTTAGATTAACGAATTAATAGGTAAAAAGAATGGCAATCTGGGGAATTTCCACAACCACTGAAACAGAAGTAAATCGATATGGACTTCCAAAACATCTTTCCGAGAATGACCGTGAAAATACTCCTTGGAATTGCTTTGCAGATAATCGTGGGTGGGTTTACAGAAGGTATGGTACTTCAGAACAATCTGGTCTATCGACAACTTATTATGATGAAGTAATTGTTTCTGTTGCCGGATTAAATACCGCAGGATCCGCCTCAGATACTGGAGCAACTGGTCTTGCATCTGCAACTCCTGTCGCAGTTTTTTTTGAAGATCCAAATCAAAATTCTAGAATTTCTATTGGTGCTGGTGCAACGGATAAAATTAGAAATAGTGGACAAACTGCTTATGTTCACGTAGTTTGGAATGAAAATGTGTATTGTAGTGCAGGTGCCACGGTTCTTCTCAATAGATCTATAGGCACATCAGTTGTTGCAACGGCAGAATCAACTTCAGCAAATAGTGGAGTTGTAAATTACACTAATGATGATGGTGACTTTGTTTATAACAACTTTAATGGTCAAATTTCAAACCGTGTAGCATTTGCCTTTACATCTGGAAATTCAGGTGTTGGAACGATTTTTAGTATTAACATGTCTGCAGGAGTCGTAGGAACTATTACTGATTTTTCTGGTGGTGCCGCAGTAATCAAAACCTTTACCTCAGATATTCTTCGTCAAGTTGGTGGTGCTGGAACAGTTACAGATACTTCGGTTGGAATTGGGATCACGACTCTCACAGTTTCTGCATAATGTGATATGATTTTTAATGAATTGAATGAGGATAATTTTCTTTTATTTGCAATTAAACATTACGAAAATCCTCAGGCAGTAACTAAAGAAGATTTTGAAAAAGATTTAAATCATTTTAAATATATTAAAAGACTGTTGAAGAGATATAAGAACACTGGAGACTTAAAGGTTCACTTACTTCTAAATCATTTTATTATTCTTTATAATATCTTTGGTGAGGCAACCACACCAATGTTATTTTTTAAAATTGAAAAAGATTTGTGGTCTGCAATGAAATCATTTATTATGTTTTTAGGAAAATTTCCAGAATATCCAAAGTCCGACATTCATAATATTCAAGTTGATATTCATTGTCTTTCTCATCTTTATAGTATCTATAATGGAAAAGAAGATTAATAAAATTATTGAGTCCTTTCGTCATTTACGAAGATTAAAAGAAGATGGTATAGTAAATTCTGTAGGAACTGGTGGACTGACAAGCTCATCAACACCAATAGGAAGACTTGATGGATTTGATCCTGTTATGAGTTTAAAAAAAAGACAAATTAAATTGCCACCAGGACAACGTAAGAGATGGATGAAACCTAAATAATCATAGATTACGATTTTATTAGCAAAGTGTCAAATTTATTAAAAAATAAAACTTTGCATTAAAAAAAATGTCAGAAGAAACAGTAAAAGTAGCTGTGTTAGAACAAAAATTTGCAGACTTTGCAAATATTGTTAATAAATTAGATGATGCAATTCAAAAATTAAGTGAAGTTAATACGAATGTAATTAAAATGCTTGCAGTTCACGATGAAAAAATTGAATATGGAGAAAGGACTGATGATTTAATTTTGAAGATGATTGAAAATGTAAAAGAGGAAAATGAAAAAAAACATCAAAAAACAAAAGAAGACATTGAAGATTTAGAAAATAAAGTTTCTGAAATTTCAAAAATTAAATGGATGACAGTTGGTTGTGGAATTTTGTTGGCAATATTAACTACTGCACTTTCAACTCTTGCATCTGGGTGGTGGACTCCTTCTGAAATGCAGCATCAAAGACAAGAACGAATTAAATAAACTTGACAAGTAGAAATAAACGAGTATAGTAATAATAATCAATAGTTTCACTATGGACTTTATTGATGTAAAATACATCAATTTAATATCTTATCGTCTTCAAAAATTTAAAAAAGTTAAGAATAATCTTTATAACTTAAGATGTCCAATTTGTGGAGATTCTCAAAAGAATAAAAATAAGGCAAGAGGATACTTATATCAAATTAAGAATAATACAAACTATAAATGTCATAACTGTGGTATTAATATTTCTTTTAATAATTTTCTAAAACAACTTGATATTAAAATACATAAACAATACTCTTTTGAAAAGTTTAAGAAAGGGCATACTGGTAAAAATTTTATTATAGAAGAACCTAAATTTGAATTTAAAGTTCCAACATTTAAACCAAAACTTGATTTACCCAGAGCATCTGAAAATTCAAGTGCATCTGGTTATTTGCAAGGAAGAAAACTAAATCCTGATAAGTTTTACTATGCTGAAAAATTCAAGAAGTGGACAAATTCTTTAAAACAAACTTTTGATGATATAAAACATGAAGAATCGAGAATTATTATTCCTTTATTCTATCAAAATACTCTTGTCGGATTTCAGGGAAGAGCACTTGGAATCAATAAGATTAAATACATTACCATAATGCTCTATGAAGATGCCCCAAAAATATATGGACTCGACGAAATTGAAAAAAACAAAACTGTATATATTACCGAAGGACCTTTTGACTCAACATTTATTTCAAACTCGATTGCTCTTTGCGGAGCTGATGGTGATATTGATAAGTGGGGTATTGACGATTGTGTCTGGATATATGATAATGAACCACGTAATACAGAAATCCTATCAAGAATTTCCACAGTTATTGAAAAAGGACAAAAGGTTGTCATTTGGCCTTCAAGTATTCATGAAAAGGATATCAATGATATGATACTTTCTGGACTTGATGTTCAAAGTATAGTAGAATCTAATGTATATTTTGGATTAGAAGCAAAACTAAAATTTACTACTTGGAAAAAATATGAGTAACGGAATTAGAGTTAAAAAACGAAGTGGACATGTTGAGCAAATTGATCTTGATAAAATGCATGTAATGGTAGATGAGGC